GCACCCTATGGTGTGATGTCTCCTTCCAATATTATGGAATATGCAAGGAAGATTGAAAGTGGGAGGAAGAAGGCTGCTAACAAGCTAAATGCCAAAATCAAGGAAATCAAGGCTACCAAGGGTAAGACCCCCACACCCGTTCGTCTCAAGGAGAAGTTCTCTTTCGTCAATGTAAAGGGTAAGAAGCGTGAATTTGTCAGGAAGTTTGCATACGATAGGGCTTTGGCTAAGAACAAGGCTGAGAGAGAAAAGACCCCCACACCCAAGGCTAAGAAGAAGTTCATTTTCACTGACGTAAACGGTAAGAATCGTGAGTATGCGAGACTCATTCCGTATGAGAAGGCTCTGGCTAAGAACAAGGCTGAGAGGGCTGAGAGGGCTAAGAAGAACGAGTACTGGAGGTCTTTCGTTGACGTAAACGGTAAGAAGCAGGAATTTGAAAGTAAGTCCGCGTATCATGAGGCTAAACAAAAGAACTTGAAAGCTTACGGTGACAAGATGCAAGCAAAGATCAATCGTCAGATACAACTTGGGCGTGATGCACGGTTCTCGTTCGTTGACGTAAACGGTAAGAAGCGTGAGTATGTGAGAAAGGGTATGTATGAGAAGGCTCTGGCTAAGAATAAGGCTGAGAGGGAAAAGAGGGCACAGCCAACATTTTCGGAAAGGGCTCGGGCTAAGAGGATGGATCGTGGTCAGCCTTTTAACATGAAGACACCTCAAAACGTAAGGAACGCCATAAAAGCTGGTAAGAATATGAAGTTTGTTGGGGGTAGATTCAAGACGGTCACACCAAAGTCCAATACCAAAAAGATAAACAACTACGTGAACAGTCTGACAAATAATGAACGCAATATGCTCAAAAATAAAATTTGTAAATAATTTATATGAGTATTATAAATGAACAAAGATAAGTTACCTTTTATGGCAACCGTAATTGGTCATCTTATTTTTCAGGGTTTTATGGTATATCAAGGGGTAGAGGCGGCACTAAAAAATAGTGAAGTTTCGGAGTTTACTGAGAAGAACCGTCTTCTTCTCATTATATCCAGTATAGCTTTAATGTTAACACTTATACTTGCTAACCTTGGTATCAAGAGTAAGTTTATCCTATTTACTGCTGTGTCTCTCATTACTGGGTTGTTATATCATCGCGTTAAGGACTTACGCGAAGCACTTTTAGAAGCGGTTGCTATATTCATTTCCATGATTATTGCGGGATTCATATCGGTTCAACTTGGTCTCAATCTTAGAACCATGGGCACTGTTTTATTTTTTGCCCTATTAGCTCTTCTCATCGCACGTCTGTTCAGACCTGGTGACAAGAATCTCACTAAAATAGGTATTCTTATTTTTGGTCTATTTGTTCTTTATGATACAAATCAGATTTTACAGAGGAATTACAACGGTGATTTCATAGATGCATCTGTTGATTATTTCACAGACATTATTAATTTACTCGCCTTCTCTTCGGAAGAATAATATTTATGTATAATAAACTATGTGGCTTCTCGCACTTCTCATCATTGTGAACATTTACCTGCTGACACAGACAGGTAAGCATCATGTCACCTCCAACGGTGAGAAATGGACTATTTACGGGACCATGGGTTGTGGATGGACTCGTAAGCAGTTAGACTACATGAAGAAGGCTGGTAAGCCTTATGAATTTATTGATTGTGATAAAGGTGGTTGTTCGGGAATGGATGCCTTCCCAACCACCATTGATCCTAATGGTGAAAAGACTGTTGGTTACCAAGAGTTTTAAACACCCTTGAGGATGTTGATGGACAGGGCGAGGAAGAAAGCATCAAGCATGGTCTTGATGGGCTTGAGGGTGGTGATGTGGGGGACGAGAGCCCTGTTCCACGCAAGGCGGAGGATGAAGGTCGCAATGAGAACATTGAGAACGAACACGAGAAGCTCGGTGAGCATATCGGAGCGGTTTTCAGCCTTGACGATTTCCTTAAACATTTATTAGATACGGATATTTTTTTCTGTATCAATATAAATGAAGAACCTACCTTTGAGTGGTTCGGAAAGGAAATATACCCATAAGCGTTGGGGTACGTCTACTGGTGTTGGTAATAATAACTGTTATGCATATGCGGTAGGAGACTATCAGGCTTATAGGTGGCAAAAATCTATTCCTGGAGATCGGTCTGGTCTTTCAAACGGAAGTCATAACTATACTCACTGCACTGGACTTCCAAAGCGCGTTATTTCAGATAACCCAACTAAGATATATGCTGCGAAGGCGAATGAAAAATGTAAGAAGGGGTACTATAAAGTAATGATGTTCGTCTGTCCTGGAAGACCTACAAATTACATTCGTCAAGGTGATTTCCACTTTTATGTTCAACATGGAGTCATAGAGTATCGTGTTAAACCTGGAGACACCCAAGAGTCTGTAGCTAAGTTCTTTAAGATTCCCGTTTCTCGGGTAAAGAAGGGTGGAAAGTTTGCTCCTACCAAGCGTATTGCATTCAGAGCTAATGTATTCAGTCACAAGAGGGGGTGGGCTACTGGTCCACTTCTGACTGATGCATCCGGTAAATCTATCAAAGACCCCCGAAAGGCTGATAAAAACTACCCTGGTCTAAACTATGAGAAGTATTGCTCATCCTTCTGTGTCAAGGACAAGGGCATCAAGGTCGGTAAGACTCACCCCAAGGTCCGCAAGAAGACTGTCTAAATCTACTGTATTTTCAACATCAAATGACATGTCAAAAATATCCATAATATTGAAGATAGCTTCACTCTCCAATGACACAGTGTTAGACTCTGCTGTGTAATTGTTCTGAACTGTCAATGTAACTTTAAATTGTGAAACATCAAAAACTTTTCTACAAGTTGGGCAAGTGTTCTTACCTTCATCCTTCCACTTTTGTATACAGTGGGAATGAAAAATATGTCCACAACGGATGGGTGTGTTGGCCCTTGTTGACCTTACCTCGCCGAGACATATTGCACATTCTGGCATTCTACAGTATAATTCTAAAGTTTTTATTAAAATTTATCACACCTAATAGGTTTTAGACATGTTGGAGTAAGGGTGGCACTGGTCACACTTATCACGGGACTGTTCCTTGAGCTTGTTGAGAAACTCGGGTCCCTGCTTCTGCATAGCCTTGCGGAATGAATAGTTGTCCTCGAAGCTAATACCATTCTGCTCCATGAGATAGTTGTTAGTAAGTTGGGCTGAAGAGTGTATGGTGAAACATCTTCCATCGGCCATTCCAAGTCGCTGCGACATTTTGTATTAATGTACCGTTAGAAATTTATTTCAACTACAGAACTTATGGTATTTCATTTTTTGAATTCCATAACCTCCTTCATCGTCACTTGATGCTATAGGGACATCCTCCCCCTTATTCCAACTATCTAAGACATTAATTGCATTCGTGCACACTGATTTACCCTGTTCTTTTGAGGATGGTACATAACGGGCATCAAGTTGTTTGTATCTACAATCATCAGCATCCTTCTTTACATGAAAACGAACCATTTTACATAAATTATCTTTAGATTGGTGAGCGGCTATATATTCCTTTGTATCGTCATTTGAAGATAGTTCATGTATCCAACTATTACCTCTTTTAGGAGCTCTTGGTTTAAAGTATGTACCTGAAAATGTAACACCCACTGGATCAATATCAAATACTGAATTACAAGCACCAAGATTACCCTCTGTTGCTTGGATCTTTTTGTTCATTTCACAGTCTGGTACTATATAAGCATATTCAACATCTTCGTTGACGTCAGCATCACCTGTATTTTCTTTTGGTTTTGGTTTCGCTGTTTCTTTTGGTTCCACCTTTTCTTTTCCTCCTAATTTAATCACACCTGAAAACACAGAAACCAAAACTGATATTATAAGTAATACGCCTACTATAATAAAAATTTTACCTCGTCCACCCTTCTGTACTGATACAGACTGACGAGCCGCTGCGTACCTAGACAGGAGCGAACCGTCCATTTATATTACAAAATATTAAAAGTTAATTTGCCTGTTTGCAATTGTCTGTATCCATGATTTGAATCCCTTCTTCTTCAGATGATCAATCATTGCTTCACATTTGTGACCAAGGAACACATCAAATACATCTTTCTCGTCTGTGGGTTTGCAACGAATTGTGGGCTCTTCATTGATGTGCTGGTTGATGATGTTGTAGCCAAAGGCAATTTCTTTGAGGGTCTCGGCACCTGTGATTATTATTTTACCAGTTGAAAAAATGCTTGTGGTAATCTCTTTCATGTCTTGGGCTGGGCGAAACTTAATTTTTACAGCACTGTATCTATCAGGTTCAAAAGAAACCTTAAATATATCAGAGTGATTCTCAAAGTGTTGCGCCACCTTCATGAGGTTGACGTTGTAGTTGAGAGAAAAGTTGGAGTTGATCATGACAACCCTAAAAGAGTCAACGGGGACTTGGGATTCCATCCCCAAAAAGGT